TAGGACAAGTGCAGAATTTACACCAGGTGTTCCGACTAATCCTTTAGTTGGCATTAAAGCAGATGAAAACAATTTAAATAGTAGGGATGGATTATTTACGGTTCCTGATGGAAAAATATTATTAATAAAAAGCATTTTTGCAGGTTCAAGTCCTGACAAAACGCAAAACAATAATGTGCAAGTACAACTTTGTTTTAGACTGTTTAATGATACGCAAAATTTGTGGTATAAAACACCACCTTTAGAGTTCGACGGTTCGTTTCAATATGTGCCAGAATATAATCTGCCAATACCACCTAAAACACAAGTGCAAATTAGAGCAAGAATGCCATTAGCGAAAACAAAAAATGCAATGGTAGAAGTTAATGTAGAACTATTGGATTTAAGGTAAGGAGGATAATATGTTTGGAACATTTGGAATAGCAAGAATCAATTTTCATAAGCAAAGAATAACATTAGATGAAAACAAGCAATATTCATCCAACGTTAAGTTTGATAGACTAGTTTCTGTGACAAATAATGGTAAAAAAGTTAAACATACAATTAATGATTGTACACTAACCGTAACAGATGAAAATTATAATATAGGTGATGAAGTTGATGTGTGGTTATATTGCGTAAGACCATCAGAAATGGGTGGATTTAGCGAGATGGTATTAAACCAACAAGACGAGGATACTATAGACGAATGTGAGGGGTTATAATGGCAATAAACATAGGTATAGACACATATATTTCCGTAACTGATGCCGACACTTACGTATCAGAGAATCATATATCGACGTCGACAAAATATACTACATGGGATGCATTAGAGGACTCCGATAAAGAAATATATCTAAAAAAGGCTACATCAAAAATAGAACGCTTGCAAATACGAGGAATGAAAGCAGTGGGAACGCAAACACTACAGTTTCCTAGAGCGATTTATTCTAAATACTATAGAACCGATTTACCACGAACAACTATTCGTCTAAACGGCAACTGGGTTATTGAGGAAGAAGTGACGGACCTAGTTAAACACGCACAAGTGGAAGAAGCCCTTGAGATGGCTGTTAACGGTTACGAGATATCTAAGCGTGAAAAATTACAACGTGAAGGGGTTAAATCTTACAGACTAGGCGATTTATCAGAGAGTTTCGTTGATGGAATATCGAGTTCAAGCAGACTAAAATCCGACACAGCAGAGGAGTTATTGTCTTACTACACGTCTGGAGGTCGAATGATATGTTAAGTGACTATTTGAGTCAAACAGCTACATTAAAATCCGTTTCGAGTGTAAACGACTCAAATGAGAAAACATATTCAACCTCAACGATAGTATGCAGGTTTATATTTAAACGCCAAGTTATACGAGGACACGATGAAGATATAGTTTCCGACGGAATAGTTTATACTGAAACAGCTTTGCAGGAAGGTGACGTGATTTATAATGAAACTAAAAACTGGAAGATAAGACACATATATCCCTGGATAGACCTAGATGGAAACGTTATTGGGTATAAGGGGGTATTGTGATGGATGGTAGTATTGCAAGGCAGGTTAATGAATTAAGGCGTAATCTTAGGAATATGCAAAATCAACATAGAAACGCGGTAGTTAAAACTATAAGATGGTGTTTGAAAGACTTGCTAAAAAAAGCGAACAAAATAGTTCCACTGGACAAAGGTGATTTGCGTAAATCTGGGAAATATGAAGTTATTTTTAAAGGCTCTAAGGTTCGTGGCGAAGTTAGTTATAATACACATTATGCATTAATACAACATGAAAATTTAGAGTTTAGGCACGCACCAGGTCGACAAGCTAAATACCTAGAGCAACCGGCCAAAGAAAACGCGAAATTCTATTCAGAAAAAATGAAAGAAAAAATCAAGGAGGTGTTAGGCAAATGAGCGTAGCCAAAGATGTTAAAACATTAATTGCCTCTATAAATACTAATACGTATACTAACGATATGCCTGACGCTCCTGATAATTGCGTGTGCATATATAACACAGGCGGTTACGAAACGGAATATGTTATGAATAATGACATAGATTATGAACGCCCTACAATACAGATAAGAGTCAGAAACACATCGTACGAAACGGCAGACGCTCAGTTAGTCGCAATCAAACAAATTCTTGACAAACAGTCTGAAACAACAATTAATTCAACTAAATACATGACTTTTTACTGTATTTCTGATATACTTAGAATAGGGAGAAATGACAGAGAGCGAACAGTTTTAGCAGTTAATTATGAAATAAATTTAAAACGATAAGAGAGGGGTTTTAAAATGGCTATAAGTGGAAAGAACGGAAAAGCGAAAATTTCTTCGGATTTAATAGCAGACGTTAACTCATGGACATTAGACATTGCAACAGATACAGAGGAAGTTACTGCAATGTTAGCAACAGGGGTTACATGGAAAACTTTTATTAGTTTGCTTGCAACTTGGACGGGTAGTATGGAAATGTCATGGAAGGTTAACGATGATGCAGACGGACAGACAGCTTTAAACACTGCAAGTTTAGCAGGAACTACAATCGAAGATTTAAGTTTATATCCTAACGCAACGAATTATTATCAAGGTGATGCTATCATCACTAACGCAAATATCGCAACAGATGTAAAAGGAAAAGTTACTTATTCGGTAACATTTCAAGGAACTGGCGCATTAAGCTATAATTAATTTACGAAAAAATAAAGAAAGGAGTGAGTTAATTTGGCTAGAGCAGGAAAAAACGGGGCTGTTTATAAAAACTATACTGGAACGGATAAATCAAAATTGATAGCTGACTTTCAAGATGACGAGTCTTGGAGTTCTGGAGCAGGTACACAAACAGACGATTCCACTAACTATCGTTTAGGTTCAGAGTCTATCAAAATTGCAGACAATGACAATTCAGCAGGATTGTTATATAGCGACTTAGGTTCTTTAAGCTTAAACCTTGCACAGTTTGAGTCTGGTGCAGCATCAGACACGAGTGATTATATAATTGCAATGTTTTATGTATCAGATGCAAGTTTAGTGACTAATGTAATCTTAGGATTTGACATTGATAGTAGTTATGACGGCTCGGACGCTTACACTTACACAATAACAAGTGTTGTTGACGGGTGGAACTATGTTAAGATTAAAAAATCTGCTTTTACAGGGACTGGTATGCCTACGTGGTTGGCTGTATGTAGTATTCGTGTTGGATGGACTTCTAAGGCGTCGGCATCTGGAGAATATGTTAGTTTTCAAGCGTTATATCTAGTAGATGACGCTTATGATATAGCCTTGGTAAATAAAACGGCGTACACAATGGAGTTTTTGACTCTAGTGTATAACTGGACGCAAGACATTCAAACAGACGTAAAAGAAACAACTTCAATGCTACAAGCTGGCGTAGACTTCAAAACATTTATTTCAGTTTTAGGGAACCACACTGAAAACATAGAAAGATATTGGAGCAATGGGGATTTTCTTGGTAGTATGGGCGATAGTGTAGTGATGAATTTATATGTTGAAGGATTGTTAGGTTATAGATACGATTGTGAGAGTAAATTAATCACAGATAGCATTCAAGAGCCTGTTGACGATCTAGTTCAAGAAAGCTTGCAATTTCAAGGAACTGGTGAAACATATTATGTATACGTACAAATTATAGATAGTTAAAATTTAAAAAAGTGGAGGAAATTAATATGATATTTAAAATGATTAATTTAGATAAGCCAAGGAAATTAAGATTTGGCCACAAGGCAATTAAAATGGCGAACGAATTATTAGGTAAAAATTTAATTGACTTAGATTTAAGAAATATTACATCTGACGAATTAGAAATGTTATTTTACTGTGGGATGAAAGCCGATGATGACGAACTAGAATTAAGCAAAATGGTTGATATTTTAGATTGTGCTGATTTTGGCGATATATACAAAATCTTAGTTGAGTTACTAGCTGAAACATACGGCGGTAAAGAGGCTAAAGAAAAAGCAAAAAAAGAAACTGTTGTTGCAATAACGGAGCATAACGCAGAAAAAAAGCAGTAGACTACTTTGAACAAACGTTCAAGGTAGCTTGCGAAATAGGGATGACACTTAGGGAGTACGAATACTGTACTCCCTATGAATTTAGAATGATAGTTAACGGTTACAATAAAAGACGAGAAGAAGAGTACGAAAGGTTAAAATACAGTGCATGGATTAATGCTAAATTGACAGTGCCGAAAGTTCCAGATTTTGACGTTATTTTTACTAAAAAATCAACCTCAACGAAGGAAACAGAGGGTTATGACTCATCAATAAAGATGCACGCACTTGAAATAAAAGAACACTTTGAGCAATTTAGGAAAGGAGGCTGTTGTGATGGCTACGTTAGGGGAAATAAGCTTTGACATTAACGGAAATTTAACAAGAGCGAACAACGGGTTTAACCATTTCGACAGGACTATACGCAACACAGGACGGCGAGTGAGTGACTTTCAAGGTCAAACTAATAGGAGTATATCACGTACGTCTATGATGTGGGCTGGATGGGGTCGTGACGTTGCTAGGATTATATTTAAAGTTGTGTCTGCAATGAATGATTATAAAAATGAAGCATTGAGTATGGCAGTACAAACAGAAAGTAACCTCGACACATTAAATTTTATACTTAAAGATTCCACAAAAGAAATGGAGAATTTTATCAGAGTTGGTAGAAAATCTCTTAATATATCTGAATTTAACGCCATAAAGTACGCCGATACATATAGTAGTTTATTTAAAAATCTTAGATTAGGAACCGATATGTCGGCGAAATTCACAGAGGCGTTAATTAAAACGTCGGCAGTTATACAAAGTAGAAAACCACAATTTTCAATGGATACGGTAATGGAAAAATTAAGGTCAGGTATTATTGGAAACGTAAACGCTATTGACGATTTAGGTATAGAGGTTAAAGTCGGAATGTTAGAAATGACAGACGCATTTAAAAAATTCGCGAACGGACGTTCTTTTGAACAACTAGACATGAGAACTCAACAGTTGGTAAGGGTGTTTGGTATTCTTGAGCAAGCAGGAAACGTGGCAGGTACTACACTTGCAGATACAACAGCAACGAGTTTA